CAGCTTTTGATTACTTTCAGGAAAATGAACCCGACGCAATGATTATTGAAAAGAAATCTAGTGGGTCTCCATTGATATATGAACTGCGTCAAGCAGGTATACCAGTTCAAGAGTTCACTCCAAGCAAAGGTAACGACAAAATTAGTAGGCTAAATGCAGTATCAGATCTATTTGCATCTGGTCGTGTGTGGGCGCCCAATACAAATTGGGCTGAAGAAGTAATTGATGAAGTTGCATCCTTCCCATCGGGGGAGCATGATGACTATGTGGACTCCGTTTCTTTGGCGTTAATGCGCTTTAGGAAAGGTGGGTTTATTCGCACTGCGCTGGATGAAGAAGACGAGAAGCCCTACTTCAGAGGCCGTCACGCAGCGTATTACTAAGGATAAATTATGGCAATCGACAAGGCGTTAAATCAGGCTCCGATGGGTCTACAAGATGAAGACCTAATGATGGCCGAGCCGGATATTGAAATTGAGATTGAAGATCCTGAGTCTGTCAGCATTAAGACTGGGGGTATAGAAATAGAAATTGAAAAAGATGAAGATGGCGATGACTTTAATGCCAACCTTGCCGAAGAGATGGATGAAGGAGAACTGACTGAGTTATGCGGTGATTTAGTTGGCGAGTTCACCGAGGACATTTCTTCTCGTAAAGATTGGATACAGACTTACGTCGATGGCTTAGAGCTTCTGGGTATGAAGATTGAAGATCGCACGGAGCCATGGCCCGGTGCGTGTGGCGTGTATCACCCGCTCTTATCTGAAGCACTTGTGAAATTCCAAGCCGAGACCATGATGGAGACGTTCCCAGCCTCTGGTCCGGTTAAGACACAGATCATCGGTAAAGAGACGCCTGAGAAAAAAGAATCTTCCGTCCGAGTCAAAGATGATATGAATTATCAGTTGACTGATGTGATGACAGAGTATCGGCCTGAGCATGAGCGCATGTTGTGGGGCTTGGGGTTATCGGGTAACGCATTTAAGAAGGTCTATTACGACCCATCACTACAACGTCAGACATCTATCTTTGTTCCAGCCGAGGATGTTGTAGTTCCCTATGGCGCATCCGATCTGCAGTCTTCCCCCCGTGTAACTCATGTGATGCGCAAGACTCCCAATGAGTTAAAGAAACTTATGGTGGCTGGGTTTTATCGGGATGTGGACTTGCCAGAACCGCAAGATACGTTTGATGAGGTTGAGAAGAAAATTGCCGAGAAGATGGGCTTTAGGGCATCTACAGATGATCGCTACAAGGTCCTTGAGATGCATGTTGACTTGGCACTTGATGATGACCCATATGGCGATAAAGATGAGAAAGGTCACGCAACCGGTATTGCTATTCCTTATGTAGTTACTATTGAGAAGCAAACCAGCACCATTTTGTCTATTCGCCGCAACTGGCACCCTGATGATGACACCAAACAAAAACGAAACCATTTTGTTCATTACGGATACATTCCGGGCTTTGGCTTCTATTACTTTGGTCTCATCCATCTTATTGGTGCTTTTGCTAAGTCTGGTACTTCTCTTATTCGTCAACTGGTCGATGCTGGCACATTGTCTAACCTACCCGGTGGATTCAAAACTAAAGGTCTTCGGGTTAAGGGAGACGACACGCCAATCTCTCCGGCTGAGTTCAGGGACGTAGACGTAGCCTCTGGCACGATCAAAGACAACATCATGACGCTCCCATATAAGGAGCCGTCGCAAGTATTGCTGCAATTGTTAGGTCAGATTGTTGAAGAGGGTCGTAGGTTTGCTTCTGCGGCTGACTTAAAAATCAGCGATATGTCTGCTCAGTCTCCCGTAGGGACTACGCTTGCTATTTTAGAGCGCACCCTTAAGGTAATGTCGGCTGTTCAGGCTCGCATTCATTATGCGATGAAGCAAGAGTTTAGGCTCTTAAAAGACATTATCCGAGACTATACGCCGGACGAGTATTCGTACGAGCCAACTGAAGGGCAACCACGGGCCAAGAAGTCAGACTATGACATGGTCTATGTAATTCCTGTGTCAGACCCCAACGCGGCAACTATGTCGCAGAAAGTAGTTCAATACCAGGCGGTAATGCAATTAGCCCAAAGCGCTCCCCAACTATATGACCTTCCTTACTTGCATAGACAGATGCTTGACGTATTAGGCATTAAGAATGCTTCTAAGTTAGTACCGATGGAAGATGACCAGAAGCCGCGTGATCCTGTGTCAGAGAACATGAATTTGGTAAAAGGTAAGCCTGTTAAGGCGTTTATTTATCAAGACCACGAGGCACATATTCAAGTTCACATGGCGATGGCGCAAGATCCACAAGTTCAAAAATTGATTGGTCAAAGCCCCATGGCGCAACAAATTGCTGCTGCTTTAGCGGCGCACGTACAAGAACACGTTGCGTTTGAGTATCGCAAACAGATTGAAGAGATGGCAGGCGTTTCGTATCCCGAACCTGATGCTGAAATGTCGGAAGAAATGGAAGTTCAGATATCTCGGCTGGCCTCTGCCGCTGCACAGAAAGTCCTTCAAAACAATCAAGCGCAGGCTGCACAACAGCAAGCGCAACAAGCTGCACAAGATCCGATTGTGCAGATGCAAATGCAAGAACTTCAACTTAAGGCTAAGGAAACAGAAATTAAGGAGAAAAAACTTGCCGTGGATGCCGCAGCCAAGGCCGACCAGCTTGACATTGAACGGGAACGAATTGCTGCACAAGAGCGGATCGCCGGTATGCAAGTGGGTGAAAAAGCTGCGCAATCAAAAGCACAACTTGCTGCAAAACAGCAAGCAGAAGGTGTACGAATGGGCATAGATATTGCCAGAGAATTTAATCAGGCAAACAAGAGAAATAAATGACAGAACTTGAATATTTACTAGATCAAATTGCAACAGAAATTGATGCAATACAACAAAACGTATCTACTGGCATAGCCAAAGATTACGCAGAGTATCAAAACCAATGTGGCAAGATTCGTGGCCTTCTTGTTGCAGAGGATTTAATAAAGGCCCTTAAGAAAAGGATGGAAAAAGACGATGAGTGAACTCGCCATCGCTACAGAAGAAGGTGAAGTAAGCACGATTCCGGATACTCCGGAGCGCAAAGCCAAGCAGGTGCCGGACCCCTCGGGGTATCGCATCTTATGTGGTGTGCCCACTATTGAAGAAACATACGATAGTGGCATCCTTAAATCCGACTTAACTATGCAGCATGAAGAACTCCTCACAACGGTGCTCTTCGTGATGAAAATGGGTCCGGATTGCTACAAAGACAAGGAACGCTTTCCAAGCGGTCCGTGGTGTAAAGAAGGGGACTTTATTCTCGTGCGCCCTCACGCAGGTACGAGGCTCAAGATTCATGGTCAAGAGTTTCGCATCATCAACGACGATTCTGTGGAGGGTGTAGTTGAAGACCCCCGTGGGATTTCTCGCAAATAGGAGTAAATCATGGCAGAGCAAAAAGACAATTTTGAGTTTGAGATTGAAAGCGAAGAACGGGAAGTAACGCCGGTTCAAAAACCTAATGGTGCAGCGCAACAAAAAACTAAGGGTAAACCCGAACCTGAAGTTGAAATTGTAGACGATACCCCTGAAGAGGATCGCAACCGAGACCCGCTGCCGCAAGAGATTGTCCAAGAGTTAGAGGCCGACGAGTTGGAGGACTACTCGGAAAAGGTCAAGATTCGCTTAAAGCAGATGAAGAAGGTCTGGCACGACGAGCGCCGGGAAAAAGAACGTGCTTTACGTGAGCAACAAGAGGCACTTTCTTTGGCCCAGCGGATTGTCGAGGAGAACAAACGACTAAAAGCCACCCTGTCTGATGGTGAAAAGACGCTGATGGATACCTATAAGACCGCTGCCGAACTAGAAATGGAGATGGCAAAACGGGCTTACAAGGAGGCGTACGAGGCAGGCGAGGCTGACAGAATTGTTGAAGCGCAGGAAAAGCTGGCAACCGCCAACTACAAACTTCAGCAAGTAAAGAACTACAAGCCTTCTTTACAAGAACCAGAAACTGAGGTAAATATACCGCAACAACAGGCTGAAGTGCCTCGTCCTGACCCAAAAACGGCTGCGTGGCAAGAGCGCAATGGGTGGTTTGGTCAGGACCCGGAAATGACTGCCTTAGCACTTGGCCTGCATCAGAAGTTAGAAAGGCAGCACGGAAAACAGTACGTTGGTACTGACGAATATTGGGGTATGGTTGATAAAACCATGCGTCAACGGTTTCCAGATTATTTTGGAGAACCGGAACCAAAAACGACTAACGGAGACGGCAAGTCCGTTACGCGCACAGAAAGACCTGCCACTGTGGTTGCTCCGGCATCCAGAAGCACATCCTCCAAAAAGATTGTGCTTAAACAATCGCAACTAACTATTGCGAAGCGATTGGGATTGACCCCCGAACAATATGCTCGGGAATTTGCTAAGACAATGGAGAACTAACATGGCTGAAAATAGACTTGCACGCGAACTTGAAAACCGATCTGAAGTAGAACGTCCTAAATCATGGCAACCCGCCTCGGCATTACCGGAGCCAGACAAACAGCCGGGATATTCTTACCGTTGGATTCGTGTAGCTTCAATGGGACAACAGGACGCCAAAAACGTCTCTGCAAAATTAAGAGAAGGCTGGGAACCTGTTCGCATTGAAGAACAACCCAAATTTAAGTTCCTTACTGATGCCAATAGTCAGTTTAAGGACAATGTTGAAATTGCAGGATTGCTGCTTTGCAAAATACCGACTGAGTTTATGGATCAACGCCGAGAGTATTACTCTAAAGCGACCAGAGACAATATAGCGGCTGTAGACAGCAACTTTATGAGAGAGAGCGATGCTCGTATGCCCCTTTTCAATGAGAAGAGGTCTACAACATCGTTTGGCAAAGGCAAATAATTTTAGGAGTTTAACATGGCTTATCCTACGGTATCAGCCCCATATGGACTAAAGCCCGTCAATCTAATTGGCGGACAAGTCTATGCGGGACAGACTCGCCAGATGGAAATTGCAAGTGGCTATGCTACAAACATTTTCTATGGTGATCTGGTAAAAAGGGTGTCCGATGGAACGATTGAGAAAGACGCAGGAACGACCACAGCAACACCATGTGGCGTGTTTCTTGGTGTTACTTTCACAAACAGTTCTACCGGTCAAGTTCAATTTCAACAGTTTTATCCAGCATCTCAAGCAATTAAGTCAGGCACAAAGATTTTTGCCTACGTTGCTGATGATC